CTGATGGGCGGCGGCTGGCGCTGTTACCGTCATCATCTTCAGGGGCAAGCCCTGTAGCTGCAAGCAAGCTGTAGCGTCTGGCGTAAGTCAAAGCCGATCCATAACCTTGCGGGTCTTGTTTGCTGGCTGGCACATGAAGTAACCCGCATTCCATGATTTCGCCAGATTCGTGGATAAACACGGTTTCAACCATCACGCCATCTTTGGATTCATAGGTGCGCTGCATCAAACCTATGCCGTTGTCATTTAAAGCCCCAATAACGGCCTCAACGCAATTGGAAAGGTCAGCGTACTTAGAACGAAAATGCGGGTTTGTAGAAGTCTTTAAAGCAGGGCCAAACTCTTTTTGTGCTTTGACAAAAGCTGCGGCAATTTGTTTGCCGATGGGTGTTTCTTTTTGGAATGCACGTTCAATAATTTCTTTGGTTTCCATGATGTTTCCTTAATAAGCGTATTTAGGGCCGCAGGTGACTTCCACCACAGTTTCAACTGTGTAGCCACCAATCTTGCGTTTTGCGTACAAGGGGATAGCACGAAGCCCTGATGTTTCGCACTGGCGAACAGCGTCTATGACTTCTTGCCGACCCATTGGCTGCACTTGTTTGTCAACAATTAAGTCTTGATTGGGTGCTTGGGGCGTTGCGCCTGGCAGACTTGAGCAGCCAGCAGAGATGACCGCAAGCCAGCACATAAGTGAATAGGTGATCATTTTCATTTAAATTCCTTTTATGAGCGCCAGAAAAAAACGTCAAGAATGACCACCACAATGGCGGCGGCTGACACAATCCACAGTGCTACTTGTGACCAATCGGTGGGTTTGGTGTATTTTTCAATGTCAAACATAGTTGTTCCTTAAGCGCACAAAGGCGCATATTCACGTTCAAGGGATTCAATAACGGTGGCTGAAAGCACGTTATAGAGTTCGGTAGTGCCAAGGTAGGCGTGCCACAGGTTGCCAGTTATTGGGCAAAAGTAGCAGTCAAGTGGGGCGGTTAAATCGCTATGTTCAACGACAAGGTGTTCAAGACCTTGGTTAATCATGATGCGAGCATCTACAGCGGGAAGCGTTGCAATGTGTTTCATACTTACTCCTAAAAGACCCTGTGCGGAATTGCTAGGGCATGGATGTATTGTTAAGCAAACTAAACATTCATGCAAGCACTTTGTTAAGTACCCGACTGTTTTGTAGGGATTATGTTGTTTATCTGCCTTAACATACAATACCGCCATGACAAAACAGCAATTAATTCAGTTGGCAGGATCACAGAGTGAGCTTGCAAAGATTCTTGGCATCAATCGGGCAGCGGTTTGCCAGTGGAAAGTCGTGCCCGAATTGAGATTGCGTCAGTTAAAAGATTTGCGCCCACAATGGTTTGTGGTGTAAGATTTGCTGAAACGTGGCTAGGGTAGCTCCCGAAAAGACGATTCTTCACCGTCCTGCCAATGTTTCTCATGTGAAGATGACCAATGAAGTAAGGTTTATATGCACTACTACCAGTTCAATATTGGCGACTACCGAGCCGCCACAGCCCATTTATCCAATAACGAAGATTTGGCCTACCGCCGTCTTCTGGATATGTATTACGACACTGAAAACCAAATTCCATTGGATACCCAGTGGGTTGCCAAACGGTTGCGGTTGGATTGCGAAGTGGTTAAAACCGTTTTGCAAGATATGTTTAAGCTAACTGAAACAGGTTGGCATCATGGTCGATGCGAGATAGTTATTGAGCAATATCATGCAATGGCTGAGAAAAATAGGGCAAATGGTCGCCTTGGTGGTCGTAAAAAGAACCCAGTGGCTTCCGATTCGCAACCCATCGCTAAGGCAACTAATAACGATAAACCAATAACCAATAACCATAAACCAATAAAAGAGAAAGCCACTGTCGTGGCTACGCCTGACGGCGTTTCACAATCTGTTTGGGATGACTTCAAAACCCTGCGAAAAGCCAAAAAAGCACCGATTACCCAACGTGCCATTGATGGCTTAATTGCAGAATCAAACAAGGCTGGATGGTCGCTAGAACAGGCTTTGACTGAATGCTGTGTTCGTGGTTGGCAGGCATTTAAGGCTGAATGGGTTGCTGATAAACCTAAACTGGTTAACAGGTTTGACGTTGCCACAACCACTGTGCCATCCAGACAAGAACGTGATCCTGCTTTGGTCAAGCTGGATCAAGACAGATTAAAAGTCGTGCCGCCAAGCCCAGAGGTTTTGGCAAAACTTCAAACACTGAGGGGGAGAAATTGAATGAGTTGGCTCTTTTCGCAGGCGCTGGTGGAGGAATACTTGGCGGCAAACTTCTTGGATGGCGAACCGTCTGTGCAGTTGAGTGGGAAGCCTACCCAGCAAGCGTACTGTGCGCCCGACAAAATGACGGCATTCTCCCGCCTTTCCCGATTTGGGATGACGTACAAACTTTTGACGGACATCCCTGGCGAGGAATTGTTGACATTGTATCTGGAGGATTTCCATGCCAAGACATCTCAATTGCAGGAAACGGTGACGGACTTGACGGAGAGCGATCAGGAATGTGGCGAGAAATGGCACGGATTATTGGCGAGGTTCGACCAAGATATGCATTTGTGGAGAACAGTCCAATGCTCGTTACTCGAGGACTTGAACGAGTCCTTGCAGACCTTACCGCAATGGGGTATGACAGTAAATGGGGAGTTGTATCTGCTGCCGACATTGGTGCAAACCACCAGAGAAGAAGAATCTGGATTGTGGCGAACTCCAGATACTGGCGCAGGCGGGACAAGTGGATTGCTGAAAGAGGGAAAAACTCACAGGAAAAATGGTCAATCAATTCAAATCAGGTTGGTAGATCAAGTGAACAATCCGCATCTATGGCCTACGCCGACAGTTTGCGGGAATTACAACCGCAAAGGACTGAGCAAAACCAGCGGGGATGGATTGGCGACAGCGGTAGCGAAATTTCCAACTCCGCAAGCATCGGATCACAGGGACAGGGGCAACATGAGCAACCCATCCATCCAGCGCAGGGTAGCAATTGGCAAACAAATTATGTTGAGCCAATCGGTAGACCCGAACAGTGGTCAGTTGAACCCAACGTGGGTCGAGTGGCTGATGGGGTGGCCGCTAGGGTGGACAGACTTAAAGCCATTGGAAATGGACAAGTCCCATTGTGCGCCGCAACAGCATGGAGAATCCTAAGTGAATCATGAAAGACTTGTCGCAAACTCAATCCTTGGAAGACTTAAAGATGGTGAAGAATTTAGCCAATCAGTCATCCGAACAGCGCTTACAGACACAGGAGACCTTGCGCCAGAGCGAAGCACGGGAATGGGTCAAGCGTTACAGGAAGAAGATCAAGGAGGAGGGGAAAGCCGAAGCCTATGCTTGGTGGCACAAGACCTTATCCGACTTGGTGAAAAAACGTGGACAAGCCGCCGTTGATGATTTACGCAAAAGGATGAACGATGAGAGCAGCAAAAATTGACGCAAATCACGAAGCTGTTGTATTGGCGCTACGGGCGGCTGGCGCTACGGTGCAGTCTTTGGCTGGTGTTGGCAAGGGTGTACCTGATCTGCTGGTGGGTTATCAAGGCCAGACCCTGCTTATGGAAGTTAAAGACGGCTTTAAAAGCCCGTCTAGGCGGCTTTTGACCGAAGACCAGCTAAGGTGGCATGGAAGCTGGAACGGGGGCGCATTGGCGGTTGTAGACAGTCCTGATGCGGCTTTAAGAATGATTGGAGTATTGAAATGAAACCAGAAGAAGCAGCACAGGACATTCGAGACAAAGCATCAGCCTATGGCGAAGCCAAAGCCCAGCGTGTTTACCTTGAAGAATTTCGCAAGTCAAAGAAAGCGCTATTGATGAAAGATGCCTTGTCAATGGGATTTGAAGCTGCCAATGCACAGGAACGGGAAGCCTATGCCGACCCCGAATATCATCAATTGCTTAAAGGGCTGGCGGCGGCTATACACCAAGAGGAAACCCTAAAATGGGAAATTGAGGCATCAAGGCTTGATATTGAGATTTGGCGCACACGAGAAGCCACAAGTAGGGCGCAAGACAGGGCGCATCAATGAAATGCCCAGAATGCGGTACTTGGACAATAGTCAAAGAAACCCGAACAAATTTAGGAAACACCCGCAGACGGCGGCTGGAATGTGCAAATGAACACCGATTTACAACACTGGAGACAATAATTGTTCCAAAAACACGAGTACATCCGATCAAAAAAGCTACTGAAACTGGTGGCGGGGCTTGATTGCCAAGCCTGTGGATCAGGGCAAATGGTGCAGGCAGCACACACAAATTGGGCTGGCGGCAAGGGTCGAGGGATCAAGGCTGATGACAATCTGGTAGCTGCTTTGTGCCTTAAATGCCATTACGAGATTGACCAAGGCAAGGATTTATCCAAAGAAGAACGCCAGCAGAAATGGTTGGATGCCCATCAAGCAACG